GGCGGCGAGCTGGGCCGCGTCCTGCGCGGCGCCAGATTTGGCGACGCGGCGCGGATCGCTGTCGAGCGAGAGCCCGGCCTCATCCAGCAGAGCGTTGGCCTCGCGGATCATCTCGACGACCTGGCGGAAGTCGTAACCGAAGGCGCCGACAGCCTCGGGCTGCGGCACGAAGCCGGCGCGGACCTGGGCGATCAGCGCGGTCGTGTCCTTGAGGGGGTCGATCATCTCGTGGGCGGGCGGGACATGCGACAGGCCGTCGGGCACCTCCGCGCCCCACAGCCCGAGCAGTGCCCCCTGCGCATGGAAGCGATCCGCGATAGGGCGCACCAGCATCGGGATGAGCATGCCGTACTGGACCTGCTCGCAAAGGCGACGGAACTCGATCTTGCCGGCCCGCAGGCTGGAGTAGTTCGCCTGGCTCAGATCGCCGGCGACCTGGTCATAGGTCAGGCCGGTGCCGACGGCGGAGGCTTCCAGAGCACGGCGTGCGAAAGCGGCGTGTGACCCGCCGCCGGAGGGATTCACCACCTCCACGCTGCCGACGCCGCGGCGATACAGGATCATGCCGGGCTCGAAGCTCTCGACGGTCCGGCCCTGCGCGTCGCGCAGCAGGCCCGACGCCGGGCCGGTCATGGCGTCGTCGCCATCCTCCGAGACGACAGCGGCGAGGCAGGCCTCGATCTTGGCCTTCATCAGCAGGGCGGCCTCGTAATCGCCGAGATCGCGAAGCCGCGTCAGCACCGGGGCGAGCCAGGAGACGTCGCGCAGCTGGCCCGGCCGGCGCTTGCGGTAGATGTGCAGCACGTCGCGCGCCGGGACGCGCTGGCTGCTTAGCCAGGTAGCGCCGCCCGGCAGAACCCAGGACGCGCCGGGATGGACGCGATGCAGCCAATAGCCGACCGGCTCGCCGGCCTCGCCGAGGCCGATGCCCTGCAGGGTGGGGACACCCTCGATGACGCCCTGCCGCGCCGTGTCGAGATGGTCGCTCTCCAGGACCTGCAGCCGCAGGCCGATCGGATTGGCCGGCGTGATCTCGGCCGGCAGGAGGCGGACGAAGCACTCGCCGCTCTCCACGACCGCGCGCATGATCAGGGCCTGCAGGCCATAGAGGTCGAGCCGTCCCTCGGCGTCGCAGGCGGTGCTGTCGGACCAGCGGCGCCATGCCTCGGCGTGGGGTTTGTCCGGCCAGCGTGTGGTGATTCCCGCGCCGACGGCGTTCCCAGTCCAGAGATCGACGATGCGCGCGGCGTAGGGGTCGTTGCGGACGGCATCACGGGCGCGGCGTGCCACGGTGGGGGCGGCGGCACCGACCTCGGCGGTGGCGCTGCCGCCGGACGCTGCCCAGCTCGAGGCGCGGCTGTCCTGAGCGGCGGCATAGCCGCGAAAGGCGTGCCAGGCATCACGGAGACGGCCCATCACCTGCTTCCCTCACGAGAGAAGCTGGCGAAGGTAATGCTGGGGCGGCGGGCGGCGGTGTTCTCGGCGGCGTGCAGGACCGACAGTGCGCGGCCGAGTTCATCGAGCGACCGGTATTCCACGGTGCGGCCGTCGAAGGTCACGCGCGTGGTGCCGCCGGTGAAGGCCGCGGCTAGGACGGCGGCACGAGTGCCGGTAGGCTGCGCCAGCGCCCAGGAGAGGACGGTAGGGTTCATCATGTCCTCCTTCAGCGAAGCCAGCCGTTACGTGGCGCGAGCCAGCCCCGCGGGCGCTGGCTGTCGGACGGCGGCACCGCCGCGGCCTGCGACGCCGGCGATTGGGGAGCGACATTCCCGGCGGTGGGAAGTTCGCTGGGAAGGAGTGGGGCATCGGCGATTTGGTCCCGAAGTTGCTGCCAGAACCGATCGCCATAGCGATCAGCGCCGAGCAGCCAGAGCGCGGCGCGGGCGAGCACGGCGCAGTCCAGCGCCTCGTTCCTCTCGCGCAGCTTGGCCCATTCCTGCCGGGCGAAGCCGCGTCGATCCTTCGTGGTGCGCAGCTGCTCCGCGACAAGCTGCTTGACCCATTCGATGTCGATCGCCCGCGGCAGATGCACCCAGCCGGGCGGTAGCTCCTCCGCGTCGCCGCGGCCGAGCCAGAGCCGGCGATAGAGATCGGCCTTCCAGGTCGAGACCGAGACGGTCCAAAGCCTGAGGCCGCGCCGCAGCTTTTGGCCGTTGACCAGCGCATCCACCGGCGTCGGTCCCTGGACGGGCTGCGCCCGGTTCCAGCCATCGATGCCCTTCGTCGGGGCGATGCGTGGATCCCGCAGGCGGCGGAGGTGGCCATAGACAGCGGCGGTGTCGCGCCCGCCAGTGTCGACGCAGAGCCGGGCGATGCGCATCGCGCCACCGCCCTGCCGAGGCCAGTCCCGCGCGAGCACCCGAGCCAGGTCGTCCCACGGTTCTCGATCCCGCGGGCTGCCGGGGATCACCACGTGATCGACGAGCCAGGAGGAGAAGCCCTCTGCCCAGCCCCAGACGTCGCATTCCAGGCGATCGTCCTGCACGTCCACGCCGGCGGTGAGCACCAGCGCGCCGGTGGGCACGACGCCCATGGCAAAATCCTCGCGGCGCTCGACCAGGCGCTCCCAATCCGGCGCCTCGCCCTGCTCCTGCCAGGTCTCGCCCAGCACTGTGTTCTTGAAAGTCTTGATGTCCTCGGGCTTGCCCTGCGCCGCCTCCCAATCCCGGGCGATCTGCTCCCAGGAGAGCCAGCCCACCGGCGAGTACAGCGCCGAAATGTGGAAGCCGATGGTGTGTGGATCCTGGCCTTCCGCTGTCGCCCGCCACTCGCCGCCGCCCAGCATGGCGGTCTTGTCGTGCTCCTGCATGGGATGGTCGCAGGTGGTGCAGTGATACCGCGCCGTCTCCGGCGCTCCCTTCTCCCAGAGCAGCCGCTCAAAGCGCAGCCACTGCATCTCCCCGCATTCCGTGCACGGCACGAAGAACCGCCGCTGATCGGAGGCAAGGTACTCCCTCTCGATCCGGCTGCGGCCGGCGATGGTAGGCGTCGAGACCAGGAAGGCCTTGCGCCGCCAGCCGAAGGTGCGGGCGCGGGCCTCCGCCAGCGCGATGGGATCGCCCTCGCCGGCGACGTCACCGGGATAGGCATCCACCTCGTCGAGGAACAGGAAGCGTGCCGTCATGGAGCGCAGCCCGACCGCGCTGTTCGCCCCGGTCAGCACCAGGATGCCGCCGGGGAATTCCTTCGACAGCATGGTGTTGCCGCTGTCGCGAGCCCGCGCTGGCGCGACCCGCTCCCGCAGTGCCGGCGTCTCCTCCAGCAGCGGGTCGATGCGCTGGCGGGAAAAGCGCTTGGCCAGTTCCACGGTCGGCTGCACCGCCAGCGCCGGTGCCGGCACGTGGTGCATGATGTAGCCGAGCCAGTTGTTACCGCTTTCGGTCGCGCCGACCTGCGCGCCCTTCATGAAGACGACGCGCCGGGCGGGATGCACCGCGGACAGCGCGTCCATCACGTCCTTCAGATACGGCGTGCGGCTGGTGCGCCACGGGCCGGGTTCCGCGGAGGCGCGGCTGCCAAGCATGCGATGCCGCTCGGCCCATTCCGAGACGGTGAGCTGCGGCGGCGGCCGGAGCATCGCGCCGACACGCCGGCGCACATGGTCACGGCTGCGGAGACCGGTCCCCTCCGAGGCCTGCTGGATCGAAGCGATCGGCCGCCTCCGTCAGCAGGTCGTTGATGTGGCTCTGCAGGATGGTCTGCAGCAGATGCGGGTCGACGCTGATCTCGGCGGCGATCAGGCCCGACACGCGAGCAGGCCAGTTCAGCAGCGCGTCGCGCATCGTGCTGCCGATCTCGTCGAGCGCGGCGTTTGCCTCGTTCACGTCGACCAGGCGGCGCTTGGTCTCGTCCAGCGAAAGGCGCTGCGCCTCCACCTTCAGGGCGAGCTGCGCGACCTTCAGCCGGGCGAAGGGCGTGCCATCCGCGCCGGCGCTACTGGCCAGGGGCGAGCGGGCGGGATCGGCGGTCTCGGTCAGGCGGCGGCGGGTCTTATCGATATCCCACTGGCCGTCCGGCTCGCGGGCGATGCGGCCCGCCCGCTCGGCCTTGTGGATGGCGGTGTCGCTGACGCCGAGGCGACGGGCGGCCTCGCGCGTGGAGGCGGTCATTTCCGGCATGGCGGCGACCTCCCGCCGCGCGTGATGGCGATGCCGGCCTTCTCAGAGGGGACGAAGGGCGCGCTGGCGGGCGGCTTCAAAGGCGGTGATGGCGGCGGGCCAATCCAGGCTGGCGCCGTCGCCGAGCATCTGCACCGGCGCGAGGGCCACGCGGCGGCGCGACCAGTAGTTCCCGTCGAGTGTGGCGAGCCAGCCTGCCAGCCCCTGTGCGGCAAGTACCGCGGCGGCGGCCTCGACCTCGGCTTCGCTGGGCGGCGCGGCGCGGCCCAGCGTCACGTGCCGGCCATCCTGCGCCAGGATGATCCAGCGGCGCTCGGAGGGCATCAGCCCTCCTCCTTCTCGGTCTGCCAGGTGGCGTAGTCCACCGTGGCGTAAATCCCGCGGCCGTCGCTGGCGGTGCAGACCTGGATGGTGGCGCGGCCCACGCTGTCGGTGCTGCGCGGCGCGGTGGCGAGAAGCTGCTGCCAGGCGGCGCGATCCTGTGGGCCTTCGGCGGTCTCGTGCGGGAGGATGGTGGTGGTCATCGTCGTCTCCGTCTTGGCGGGGCGGGATGCCCCTGCGCGTGACGGACGATTCGCGCTGTGCCGGAACACAGCCAACTCGATAAAGCGCCGAGAATCCTGATGATCCCCGGCGCTCCTGATGATCTTCGAACTCGTGGCTGAGATGCTTCACTCCGCCAGTGCGTAGACGGTGAAGGAGCCTTTCGCGCCGGTCTTGTTCGGGCCGACCATCCGCTCCCGCGACTTCACCTCGACTGCGTGGCCCTTCTTCTTCAGCCCGGCGAAGAAACCCCGCACCGTGTGCTGTGCCCAGCCGGTGGCCTCGGCGATCTGCGCGACCGTGGCGCCCTCAGGCCGGCGCAGCATGGCCAGCACCTGCTCCTGCTTGGTGCCCTCGCGCGGCTTGCGCGGCGCGCTGGCATCCCGCGGCGCACGGGCAGGCTTGCCGGCGAGCAGGGTGCGAAGGGCCGCCATCGGCGCGTCGAGTGCGCCGATCAGGTCGCCATCATGCGTCCCGAAGCGGGCGGCCTGACCGTCCCAGGCGGCGAGGATGGCCGCGGCGGTGTCACGCAGGCTGGCGCGTGGCGTGGCGGCAGGCGCCGCGAGGACCTGGTCGAGCAGGGCGATTTCCTCCGTCAGGGGCCCGGCCTGGGCGGGCTCGGCGTCGGGCGCGGGGATATCCCCCGGCGCGACATCCGCTGCCACCGTCGGCGCCGTGTCGGGCACGCTGCCCTCGATGCCCGAGCAGTCGGGCTCGCCGGCCGCCGCGTCGCCCTCGTTGGGGTCAATGCCAATGGCCCGCAGCCCCTCGTCGGTGATGCGTGCCACGATCCAGGTCCCATCCTCATCCTGGCGCCAACGCAACCCGACATGCTCGCGCGGGGCGTTGATCTCGGTGAGCAGGTTGTTCTTGATCAGGCTGCGGAACACCGCGTTGCGCGCAGCGGCCGGCAGGGTCTTCGGCGCGCGGGCGAGGCCCATCTCGTGCTGTGCGGCGGCGCTCAGGATCACGCGTTGAGTGTCGGAAAGCTTCGTCATCGTGGTGGTCTCCGGTTGCGGGTGCCGACCATCGGCCCCTACTGCCGGGAGCCCCGCCGGCGCTGCCGGTCGGGGCGGTGCGGGAGTGGCCCGCTTCAGGCTGCGTATTCGCCGCGGCGGAAATGCTGGTCCGCGATGTCCTTCAGCTTCGCGGTGGCATCCGAAAGCCAGGCGGCTTCGCCCCAGAGGACCGTCTCCGGGTCCGCGCCGAAATGGTCCGCGCTGGTCTGGGTGAGTTCCGCGAGAAGTGCGTCGAATTCGGCCTTCTTCGCGAGGAAGGCGGCCAGGCTGCGTTCCTGGTTGCGGGTGGCGCGGGCTTCGCGGTCGGTCATGGTCGTCTCCGTCGTGGTGCAGGGCGGGGTGCTCTGCGTGTGACGGACCATTCGCGCTGTGGCGCGTGTGAGCCAAGCAAGATGAAGCGTTGTCTTCGTGCTATGATTCGGCGGTCTGGATCACATCATGATCGACGATGCCGCGTGCCGACGCGATGTCCGCGAAGACCCGCTCGTCGCCCTCCAGCACCGCGGCTTCGCCGGTCGTCTCCTGCCATCGCCGCACGATGACGTCGGCATAGGCGGGGTCGATCTCCAGCAACACGGCGCGGCGCCCGGTGCGCTCCGCGGCGATCATGGTGGTGCCCGAGCCGCCGAAGCAGTCCAGCACCGTGTCGCGCGGCTTGCTGCTGTTGCGGATGGCACGCTCCACCAGCGCCACCGGCTTCATCGTAGGATGCAGGTCGTTCCGGGCCGGCTTGTCGAAGTGCCAGACGTTTCCCTGGTCGCGGGCGCCGCACCAGTAGTGCTGCGCGCCGGCCTTCCAGCCGTAGAGCATCGCCTCGAACTGCTGGTGGTAGTCGGCACGGCCAAGGGCGAAGGTGTTCTTCGCCCAGATGATGGTGCTGGACCATTTGCCGCCCGCCTCCTGCCAGACGCGATGCAACGTCGGCCACTCGGAGGAGGACATGCAGACGTAGCAGGCGCCCTTGGTGACCGAGAGCAGGTTGGCCACGGCCGGCCGCAGGAACTCGGGGAAGCCAACGCCGAGCGCGTCATTGGCGATGGTCATCTTGGCCGCGGTGCCGCCCTCGTAGGCCACGTTATAGGGCGGATCGACGAATCCCATGTCGGCCAGGTGGCCGGCGCCGAGGGCGCGCTGCACGTCGGCCAGATTCGTCGCGTCGCCGCACAGCAGACGATGCTCGCCGCAGCGCCAGAGGTCGCCGGTGCGCGTGACGGGCACCACCGGCGGCGGTGGAGCCTCGTCGGCGTCATCGCCAAGGCCCGCATCGGCTGCCGCCAGCAGACGGTCGAGCTCCATGCCCGAGAAGCCAAGCACCTCGAGATCGACCACGGCCTCGTCACGGATGCGTGCGATCTCGGCGGCGAGCAGCGCCTCGTCCCAGCCCGAGTTCAGCGCGATCTGGTTGTCCGCCAGGCGTAGCGCACGCGCCTGCGCGGGGGAGAGATGGCCGAGCCGCAGGACCGGCACCGAGGCGAACCCGAGCTGCTTCGCGGCCATGACGCGGCCGTGCCCGGCAATCAGCACGCCCTCGGCGTCGACCAGCACCGGGTTCACGAAGCCGAACTCGGCGATCGACGCTGCGATCTGCGCCACCTGCGACGGCGAATGCGTGCGCGCGTTTTCGGCGTAGGGGACGAGCCCAGCCACTGGCAGCGAGAAGACGACGAGATCAGGCTGCATTCGCGGTGACCTCCTGCCTCGCTGCGCCGACGGTGTCGTAATCGCGCCCATCATCGGCCAGCGTCACCGGCAGATCGGGGTGCAGCATCCGCCAGCGGGCCACGGCGAGGTCAACATAGGCCGGCGCGAGCTCGATCGCCCGCACGCGGCGGCCGGTGCGCTGGCCAGCGATAATGGTGGTGCCGGCGCCAGCGAAGGGCTCGAACACCATGTCGTTCTCGTCGGCATAGGCGCGCATCAGGAAGTCAGGCAGCGCGACGGGGAACACCGCGGGATGCTCTGTCTCGATGCCGCGGGCCTTGTGCCGCGTGATGCGCAATACGTTGTCCGGGATCCTGGTCTCCTGCACGCCCTGGCCGGCATGCTGCCATTCGCCGACGGTGCCGTCCTTCGCCCGCAACCCACCCTTCTCGGAGTTGACGTGCCCCGCCCAACGGCAGGGGATGATCTTGTTCGGGCGGCGGGATTCCCGATTGAAGTGGAAGAGAAGCTCGAAGGCGGGAGAGAGCCGCCCATTCCAGTCGCCCGGCAGGCCCGGCCCCTGGTCCCAGGTGTAGAGCCCGAAGCGCCGCCAGCCGCGGGCGCGCATCCAGTCGAGCCAGCCGGCCCAATAGGGCTGCCATTCGTTGTCGCGATGGATCAGGCCGAGGTTCACCAGCACCTGGCCGTCCGGCCGAACCGCCGCGTCGAGGTGCTGGAATACGCCCTGCATGAGAGCGTCCCAATCCGTCACACCGCCGGTGGTGTAGTCCCGCTGGTTCCCATAGGGCGGGCTGGTGAACAGCAATGCTGCGCGGTCGTCGCCCATCACGCGCGCCACCGACGCGGCGTCGGTGCTGTCGCCACAGAGAAGGCGATGCTCGCCCAGCAGCCAGAGGTCGCCGGGACGGGTTACGGCCTGGCGCGGCGGCTCCGGATCGGCATCGGCGGGATCCTCCGCCGGTGCATCCTCGATGCCTGCCGCGCCCGCCGCACCGCCCCCTTCGGCGGGATCCGCGGACAGAGCCTCGGGCGCGTCGCCGTCGGACACGGTATCTCCAGCCGCCGCGAGGATGTCCGCGAGCTCATCCGCCGAGAAGCCGAGCGCGCCGAGATCGATGTCTTGCGCCGCCTGCACCGCGGCCAGCGCGTCGTGCAGCAGCGCCTGGTCCCAGGTCGCATTCTCCGCGATGCGATTGTCGGCGAGCCGCAGCGCCTCCTTCTGCGCCGCGGACAAATGCCGCAGCACGATCACCGGCACCTTGGCCATGCCGAGCGCGGACGCGGCCTCGAGCCGACCGTGCCCGGCGATCAGCACGCCGGCCTCGTCGACCAGCAGCGGATTGGTGAAGCCGAAGGCCACCATGCTGGCCTTGATCTGCTCCAGCTGCGCGGCGCTGTGCACGCGGGCGTTGCCAGCATGCGGGCGCAGCTCCGCCACCGGACGCAGCAGGATCTTCGCCGCCATCCAGGGGAGCGTCATCGGGCCATCCGGATCTAGGAGTGGGTGCAAACCATGCGGCCCGCGCGTGCAAACCTGGCACGGTATGGTTTGCGGGCTATCTGGCTGGTCGCACGGGGAAAAGGCTGCAAATCGCAAACCTGTTTTATGGCCTGGCGCTAGCGACCTTGCGCGCTTCCGCCCCCGGCATACAGCGGGGCCAGGAAGGAACCATCGGCTCGAGAGCCACTGTGGCTGATCAGCGGGCCGGTGGCTCGGGAGCCACTCGGCTGCGGTCGCAATTCAACGACTATCGAGACACTATCCCTTCTGGTTCCGGTGCCGCAATCCGCTTTAAGCGGCGCTAGACTGCGTGGTGGACAATGTCCATACAGAGTCGTAGAACCAGCCCTGGAGGCCACCATGCCCACACCCGCCAAGCGCATCACCACCCCGACCCGACGCCCCGCGAAGGCCAAGCCCGCCATCACCGTCGGCGCGATCAACATCCGCGTGCGGCCCGAGGAACGTGCCCTGATCGACCAGGCCGCCGTGCTTTCGGGGAAGTCGCGCTCCGAGTTCATGCTGGAGGCTGCGCGCCGCGCTGCGACCGACGCCATTCTCGACCGCACGCTGTTCCGCACCCAGCCGGCTGCGTACGCGAAGTTCCAGGCGCTGCTCGACGCGCCGCCCAACCCGAACGGCAGGCTTCGCAAGCTGCTGGAGACCGCGCCACCGTGGGAGTGAGTGCCGACGGGCTCCGCGCCCCGACGCCGCTCGACGACACGCACGACCTGGCGATGTTCGATAGCGGCGAGCCCACGCTCGACGACTGGCTGCGGCGGCGTGCGCGGGCGAACCAGGCGGCCGGCGCGTCAAGGACCTTCGTGGTGTCCCGCGCCGGCTTCGTGGTGGGGTTCTACTGCTTGGCGGCTGGGGCTGTGGCTGTGGCTGTGGCTGTGACCGCCGCCCCAGGGCGTGTGAAGCGCAACATGCCCGACCCGATCCCGATGGCGATGCTGGGCCGACTGGCGGTGGACCGCAGCCTGCACGGCCAGGGCATCGGCCGGGCCCTACTGCGGGATGCGGTCTTACGCGTGCTGCAGGCCAGCGAGGTGCTGGCGGTGCGCGGGGCGTTGGTGCAGGCCCTGAACGCCGGCGCTAAGCGCTTCTACCAGGCCTGCGGCTTCACGCCGTCACCGATCGACCCGATGACGCTGATGGCCACAATGACGGACCTGAAGGCCGCCCTGGGCTGAGGCTCACGCGGCACGCTCGCGCGGTTGCAGGCCATAATGGGCCGCCAGAACGCCGAGCGCGGTGAGCAGGATGCCCTGCGCCTGGACGTGATGGACCGGACGGCCCGACCACCCCTGCCGCAGGGCCCATTCCCGCAGGGAGCACTCGAGGCCGAGCACGTGCCACAGGCAGCTTCCGCCGGCGCTGTCCGCGCCGCCGAAAAGGTCCATGGCCGCGGCCAACCGACGTCGCGCAGCAGCTTGGCATTCGCTCAGCAGATCGCCTCCACCACCCTGGATGCGCAGCAGCTGCGTCGTGCGCATACCGTCCAGCGCCGCGAGACGGAAGGTCACACGGAACATCGCCCCGGCCTCGTGCATCTGCGGCGTGATGCTGCCATTGGCCAGCATCAGCCCGAGCGTGTCGACGGCACGACGATGCTGGACCGGGACGCCGGTCTCCGGATCAGCCTCACGAACCGGCTCCGAGAACCCGCCATGCTGGAGCCGCCACTTCGACGGGCCGAGCGCCTCGTCCCGTTTGGAGGTCTTTGCCTTCCGC